CGTCTTTCTGCTCGATAAAATCTGACACATAGTAGTTCAGATCATCCAAGCTGAAACGGATTCCACTTTTGACTTCAATATTAAATTTCCCTTTTAACACCGCATGTGTCGCAGCTTCGGGGATCAACCCTCGGGTATCATACGCAATCTTTGCAAGATACTCACGATCCGCAGTATCTCCGAACATCTGCCGAAACATCCACTCCAATGTAATATACATCTGTGCCGCTTCCGCGCTGTTAGCTCCACACGCAAAATGAATCAAGCTTCCCTCGCGCTTATCTATCGTTGATTTTACCTGCGCAAGTTTCTCTTTCATGAGATTTTCATATGTCTTATCCTCAAACAATCTATACCGTCACCTCTTTCTCTACATCGATCGTGCCTGCGGTCGAATCAACCGAAAAGGTAGTGTGTATCACGCCTTTCCGTGGAACATCAAACGTGAAATTATACACCTTTGTGATCCGGTCATCCTGCATCAGCGCATCTGTAATCCGGTGCTCCAGTTCCGGAATACAGTATGATGTCGGCATCCCGATCAGATCTGCCAGCTGTATGCCATAATTCCATGACACAAGCGGGCATTGGTACCGTTCTACATTTAAGATAAGGAAGATCGCCTGTTTTACTGCGGGGATCCCATCACAATTCCCTTTTACCGCCTGCCTCTCTACCTGCATTGCAAATGTCTTTGAGGGCTGATCCTCATATTCAATGTTTGATAACTGATTACCCGGTATCACATTATCCCTCCTCACATCGGTCAAGTACCATGTATTTCTGACCGCCCTGCTGCCGCACCATAATCACCTTTTCTCCGGACTGTAAAGCATTCTTGATCTTTATTTTTTTCTTTTCCAGTTTTACCGGATGCTCATGTGCCGGACTTCCCGCGGTCTCGGTGTCAAACTCTGCTTCAATCTCCTGTTCATGATCCGTAAGATATCTCGGGATCACAAGCGTGCTCCCATCCAGCACCAACTTATCATCAATACGGATTTTTAACGGTGCCGCTGATTCCACCGTACCAAACAAAAATGTACATGGATCAGATTCCTCAATACAGTTTTTTGCGATCGTCTTAATGCTGTCAATCAGTTGTGCATCCAAAATATCACCTCTATTCCATAAACTCACCGCCGGACAGCGTGAGTGTCATTGTATGTTCTTCCTCGTTAAAAGTATGTGTTGCTTTTTCCACCATCATAAAATTGTGCAGCCAGTAATTGCTCACGGAAAACATGACCAGCGGATAAGTTCCGGCGCGTATCCGCACATCGCCAAATGCATCTTTCACCTGAAAGTTTCTGGAAACCTTGTTGTAATATTTCAGCAGTGCTTCCGCTTTGCTTGCGCCGTTCTCTCCATCGTTTAGAGTGTCGTAATACTGTAACACGCCCCATTCGTTGATGTGAGAAGAATCCTTTGTCATGTATATTTCACGTTTTCCGGTGTCCTTATTATCATAGGTCAATTTCACCTGATTATAGGTATCTCCGTCAATAGATGTCGAATACTCATAATTTTCCCCGGTTTCCGCATCCAGTATCAGATTCATTTTTCTGTCCGCGATATTCTGCAGACAGATCTTGCCGTAATCATCATACAGCACATATACCTGTCTCGTGTTCATCATCGTCAGATCAAGCGCATTCTGCATAATATCAAACAGCGTTTTGTTGGATTCTATCCGTTGCGGTATAACATATCCGGTATCTGTGATTCTGCCGCAGCTCAGCCGGAAATCATCACAGATGCGTTGCAAAAGCCGCCCCGCCGTGATCCCGCTGTATGAATAAGTGTCCTTGTTTTTAAAATACCGCAGCTGGTCATAACAGGTGACTTTCATTTCTTCATTTTTCTGATGAGACATTTTAAAGATGTATCCATAAAACACATCATTCCACACCTTGTTTTCAAAGACCCGGAACCGCACCGGATTTCCCTCATCTATATCAAGATTGACATCAGCGTAAATCGTAAACTCCAACTTTCCTGGAGATCCCTTCCGCACCGTTTCCCATTTGATACCTTCCTTTACCTGGGGTACAAAGATCGTCCCCCGGTTTAAAATTTCAAGCGTGTACACCTTTCACCTCCTACGGAATTGTGAGCACCAGTCCCGGCCATATGGCATGATCGGGATTTTTTGTTATGTTGTTGGCATTCATGATCTTGTCATACTCCGCTCCGGATCCGTAAAAAAACTGTGCAATCTTCCAAAGCGTATCACCTTCCTGCACCGTATATGACAGGTTCCCACCACTTCTCGGTTTATGCTCTCTGGTGGATCCATAAGGCACTACCTTTCCGTCATCCGTAAGCGAATACAGTTTCGTGCAGTGCGGCTTAAACTCCTTGATCTTTATTTCTGCCGTGGTATCAAACCCATTATCCGCAGATTCTTTTTCCGTGATATCTTCCATCACACACCGCATGATCGTGTAACTTATCATTTTGCCGGTTGGAAACATACGCGTTACGATAAAATTGAACGGCTGCTTGTTTTCCATGTATGCCTTGAAGTAATCCAGATAATAAGATGCCGGATGAAACGCATCCAGATACATAGCAAATGGGTATCTGACATTTGGGAGCAGGCAGTTGAAAGAGACTTCTTTCAACCCGCCTGTCTTTAATATGTTTACCTCGCCGTCATTAATCAGCGTAATCGTATCATTTCTCCCATTGTGCTTGATCTTCATCTCTTCCGGCGGAACCGGAAGCAATAATTGATCCAAAAAAATGTTATACATCCTATCCCTCCGCTGATATCATGATCTGTTCCTGCAATACACCGTTGAGCCGGTCTGCAATGTCGTCCAGATCTGACATATTGTTTACCTGATTCGTTACGCCGCCCATGTTGACCTCGACTTTGGTAAATACGGTCCGGTCGATGATGTCCCGCTCCGCAATGTCACGCAGATACTTCAGGTCATCGTCTGTAATGTCTACCGCATCCGCGATTCTTGCGGTATCCTCGGCTGTGTTTCCGGTGTTCCCTGCAATATCATCCAGTGATCCGGTATTTCCCGCGATGTCGCCAGTGTTTCCGGCAATATTGCCAAGACTGGAATCCCCAAGGATGGATGAATAATCTTTTTGATGATCGTCTTTGTCTGGAAGTCCGTCACTTGGATTGAAGAAATCTTTCAGACCAGAAATCTTATCCGATACTTTATCAGAAATTCCATCTCCCCAGTTTGCTCCCTTATTATATGCTTCCTGAACCCATCCATCCTGAAATACCTCAAATGTATTTTTCCCTTCATTCCAGGCATCTGAAATACTATTATATTCCTGCTTACTGTTTGCTGCTTGCATAGCCTTAGCAGCATAACCATTTGCCGCAGACCATAATCCACTTGTATCAAAACTTACAAAAGGCAATTTGTTTAATGCATCACCAATGGCTGCTATGATACTGACAACAACATATTCAAAGCCATAAAAATATGATTTTGCTTCCGCTAATGCATTATGAAATGCAATCGGTATATTTCCTGCTATCGCCGTAATCGAATTCCAAATTGCCAACACCACATCTGCTATTGCCAATCCAAAATTTTTAAAATATTGTAAACCGACATTAACAGCCCCACAAAATACTCCAAACGCTGTTTGTGCCGTGCCACCCATCTTTGCAATATGCGCACACACCAGCACTATTACTACTACTAAAGCACTAATAAGCAATATAATCCATGTAAGCGGGCACGCCAACAAAGCAGCATTCAATCCATATTGAGACGCCGTATATGCAAATGTAGCCCCTGTTGCCATTGCCGTTTGTGCATTATGCACTGCTTGTGCTGCAGCTGACACTCCATTTATAACTGCCACAACACCTGCAATCAAAGCATATGCTGCCAAGGCCGCAACCACTCCGTATATAATCGGTGCTATTACTCCCCAATTATCCGACACAAAGCTTCCCGCTTCTGTCATTGCATTTCCTATGTTCATGGCAAGATCTACCACCATTCCCATATACCAAGCAACAGTATCTAACGTATTCTCTACTGTCTGCCCGAACATCTGAACCATTTCCATTGTGCTCGGAAGACCGCGCGAAGCTAAGGCCGCATCCAGATTTTCTATAATTTCGACCCAACCACGGTTTATTGCAGCTCCAACATTGGCAAAGGTAGTTGCCCAGGTATCGCCCGCTGTTTTTGCCGCTCCACTCGATACGCCAGCATCCATTGCCTGACTGACCACTGTCAAGAATTGTGCGGCAGATATTGTTCCATCACTTAAATCATCCTGTACTTGACTAACAGATTCTCCTACCGCATTGGCATAAATCTCCGCTGCTCCAATTCCGGCATCGAATAAACGGCTTAATTGATCGGCTTCAACCGTTCCTTTCGAATACATCTTACCGATCGCATCCACAACGCTTTCAAGCTGCTCATTCGTTCCCTCTCCATAAAAGCTGACGGCATCCGCCCAGATACGGATCTGCTCCGTTGCCGCTCCGAGGGACATTCCACGCGTGATAAATCCCTGTGTTGCTTTACTTGCAACATCCAATCCATATGCAGTTCCAACCGTTACATCTTTCAGCTTTGCCAGCGCAGCTTCTGCCAGCCCGGCATCCCCGGTCATGGTCGTTATCGTTTTTTGAAAGCGGTTCATCGTATCGATTCGTCCAAAGGCTCCACTCATATCCATAACACCCGCATCGCCAAGCACGTTTTTTACCAAGCCAAGAGCATTATTGGCTACAACAATAGCCTTTTCCCATTCTTTAAATCCACTGTCTACCTGCACCACTTTGGAATGGCAATCTGCTATCGTATCATTGAATCGATTTTGTGCTTCTATATTATTGTTTATCTGCTGATGCACCTCTTCCATTTCCTGTCCAATAGGAAGTGATCCGCTTGGTTCTTCCATCGCTGCGTTCATTCTGTCGAGGGCCGCTGTTGTTTGAACAATCCTGTCCTGTGCCGCCTGTAATGCTGATGTGTCAATTCCTGTATTCATTGCTTCTGACATATCATACATAGAACTGATCGCGATGTTTACTGTATCAATTACTCCATACAATACACTGCTAAATCGATCCTGTAATTCTATTGCGGTCATAATTGATGCCATACCATCACCTGCCTTTCTTTCTTGCTTTTGCCTTGACTTTCTTTGCTTCCTCTTTTTCTTTTGCGATCCTAACCTGTATAGATGCTATCAAGAACGCTTTTTCCTGCTCATCCATTGCGGCAAATACAGACGGAAGAATATGTAATTTTTGAAGGGCATAGTGAGCATAGTTAAACTCGCTATCCCCTTCCTCAATTAGTTTTTTACCTCTTCCACCTTATCGTCCAGCGTCTTGTCAAATCCCTGGAATTTCTGCACCCATTCTTCCAATGCATTGTATTCTCCAGGATCATCTACCAGCGCAAGAAGCAAGTCTTCCGGTGACATAACGCCGTAAGAATCCTGCAACTCCTTGTTGTAAAGATCCGGTACCACAATGGATGCAGCAACCAGTTTTGTCATATAATTAGACGCATTAAATCTCGGACGGAATACATTGGGTTTTCCTTTTACCGGAACATCTACTGTGCAGGAATCCCGCAGATCTTCATTTTCTTTTGATGTAATGTGACGGAATTCAAATTCCAATGGATCTCCTTTTTCATCCGTCAAGCTTTTGGTCGGTGCATACTTCTCATTTGCTCTTACTTTCTTGTTCTGTTTCATGAATCTTGTAAAATTTGACATATCAATGTCCTCTCTTTCTTATTATTTTTGTATATAAAAAGAGAGCCTATTTCTAAGCTCTCTAATTACCTATCCATTATGCTTCCGCTGTGTTTAGTAACATTTTTCTTTTCGCCCTAGCTATAGCACGATCACATAGTGCATTTACATAGTTGTCGACCTTTTCACTCCTAAGCTTTTTCCTCTTTTCCTTTTCAAACCAGTCCTTTCTAAAATTCTCAATAGTTTCTGGTGACATATCATCCATTTCCCTTAACAACTCTGCTGTCATTTTCTCGACTTCTTTCACGATCATGCCACCTCCCCATATACTACCCGGCATCTATTTACATTGCCGTTTGCAAGTTCCAGTTCGATGACTGTTGGATAACCGTTCTCCTGCAACCACTCTTTGACTTTCTGAAAAACGCTGTCCTTGTACTGAACTGTAACGCCGTCATGTCCGTTCCTGCTGTATGCCGTCCTTACGACTTCATCTTTGAAAATATCAAGTTTCTGGATGATTGCACTCACTGCCTTATCGTGAGGTCTACCAGACTCTGAAAAGATCCCGAGTTCCTTTGCAATACTGGTGCAGTCCCACAGCTTCGGTGTATCGGAAATCAGGGGAGCATTGACCGGGTAGCCAGAGTCGGAATAGATCCTTACTACCTCGGCAGCTATGTATTTCGAGTCTACTCCGGCATCGTGCAGGGCTTCCTTGATATTCTTTACCATCATATTTACGGATGGAAGCTTCTCTTTCTTCGGCTTATCCTGTTTCTTTGGAATTTCCTCACGGATAATATCTTCCATATCGTGAAAACGGTTGATGTAGCGTGCCGTGAATTCTGTTCCCTTAATACCTGTCAGTTTGTGGGCGATGAACTCGCAACCTTTCTTTGTAATATCATAACATGGACGTTCCTGCTTATTCTTATCGCAGTATGTGTTTTCTTTAAAGAAATCGGTGGGCTCAATTTTGAGCTCTCCTAATTCAGAGTCCGAGTGATTTTTCACTTCGACTCCCTCCCCAAAGTTGGGGGCGGACATTTCACCAATATACTTTTTAATATCTCTTATTAAATGGTCATGTCGTTTTCCTACCATTTCTGCCACTTCTCTGCTGTCTAATGTCTGTTCAATCTGATTCATAATTCTAAATTCTCCTTGATTTTTAGGCTAGAATCTCTTATTATGAACATAGAGATTCCGTTTACGGGTTTCTTGTTTTTGAGCAATCACGTTGGTCGCCAAACTTACCGTGTTTGCTCTTTTTTTGTTTCCAAATACTTCTCAATCATTTCTATCACGAGTTTCTTTGCTGACGTTCCCTGCTTTAATGCCTCGATTTTGATGGCAGTATGTAAGCTCTCGTCCATGTCAACCACTAAACGTTTCATTTTCTCACCTCCATTCGGTAC